CTACTACAACCAAACTGGCGCAGCGATCCCCTTCGGTCGTCTGCTGCAGTTGGACACCACACCGACTACCAACGACGTTTACGCAACCGAGCTCGCAGCCGGAGCGACAAACATCATCGGTATTTCGATTGACTGCTTCACCTTCGAAGCAGCCGAGCGCGCCAACACCGCTTACGTGGGTCAGCCCACCTGGCTGCGTGATGACGCTGAGGGGAATAGCCATGTTGGTTATCCCAACGAGCAAGTGCTCAACGTGATGTCCAAGGGCGTGATTTGGGTCTACGCCGTTGAGGCCATCTCAATGGGCGATGACGTCCGCGCCTTCATCTCCGACCAGAGCGCCACCACCTCTGGTGCTGACCAAGGTCGCTTCGGTTCATCCGCCTCTGCAGGCAACACCGTATTGATCGGTGGTGCTCGCTGGCTGTCTGAAACCACCGAGGCCGGCCTGGCTCTTCTGGAGCTGGACATCCCCGCATCCACCTTCACCGCCGACTGATCTCATGGCTGACATCCGCAATGACGAAGTCGGCATCTTTCTCGCACGCGAGCTGGAGACAATCCTTGCTCGTTCGTTCGAGGTTGAATACGCCGACATCAAGTACTCCCAGCTGATCCCCATCAGCACTGAAGTGGGACCGGGCGCTGACTCCTACACCTACCGGGTGTTTGACAAGCAGGGCTCGATGAAGATCATCCAGGACAAGGCACAAGACCTGCCTCGCGCTGACGTGCTCCGCAAGGAAGTCACGCACAACGTGCGTTCACTGGGTGCATCCTTCGGCTACACCATCCAGGAAACCCGGGCCGCCGCAATGGTGCCCAACATGAACCTGGAGCAACGTCGCGCCAACGCAGTGCGTCATGCTTATGAGGAGAAGGTGCAGGAGATCGCCTATTTCGGCGACGTTGCCACCGGCCTCAAGGGCTTCTTCAACAACGATCAGGTCGACAAGATCGTTCCTGACAAGTGGTTCACCGATGGGTCAATCACCACTGACGAAATGCTGCAGCTCCTCAACGAGCCCGCAACACGTCTGGTTGAAGGCTCCAACATGAAGGAACAGCCCAACACGATGCTGGTTCCTTACGAGGTGTACCGCATCATCTCAACCACCCCTCGTTCATCCACGAGCGACACCACGGTGATGGAGTTTTTCCTCCGCACCAACCCGATGATCACCAGCATTGAGCCCATCAACGAGCTCGAAGCTGATAAGTCCGGCGGCAATCTGTCCAACGACCGGATCATCACCTACGACCGCAGCCCGGACAAGCTCCAGCTGCACATCCCCCAGCCTCTGGAATTCCTTCCTCCTGTTCGTCAGGCGCTGGAATTCACCGTTGCGTCTCACGCACGTATCGGTGGCTGCGCGGTGTACTACCCCAAATCCATCATCGTGATGGAGGAAGCCTGATTCGCCTCAATCATCCAAATTATGATTGAGATGCATATCACCTCACTCGGAACATGATCATCACCTACCGTCCCGAACTCGAAAACCCTCCAATGGCTAAGGAGTGCTCTCTGGGCTTCTCCTTTCTGCCCGAGGGGAATCAAAGGACCGTGAAGCACGTTCGGATCAAGTCCGGAGTGACTCGCGACTTTGATTCCACAGATTGGGATCGCATTTCCAATTACAAGCAGATCAAAAATCTCTTGTCACTTGGTGCATTGGTGGTCACTCAAGAGGTTGACGTAGTTGCAACTGCCGTCGAGACGGAAAAGTGTGACTCGTTAGCCAACATTGAGCTAAAGGCTGCACTTGCGTTGATCGAGAGTTCATTCGACATCGAACAACTAAACAAGTGGGATGCCAAGGATCAACGAATCCGGGTGAAGAACGGTATTGCGAAGCGAATCCAAGCGATCACGGAGGGTAAGGGCTGATGGCTGACCCGACGCGCGCCGAATTCCTCACTCGTTTCCCCGAGTTCGGAGAACAGTCCACCGATGTGGTGGATGGTGCGCTGGCAGAAGCCATTCGCTTTTGTCCAACTACTGGATGGAACAAAACGAATCCCAAGCTGATTCGTAACGACGCCATTCAGTACTTGGCAGCCCACACCCTCGCCATGAGGACGATGCAGATCGGACTCCAGGTCGGCAGCGTCAGCGGTTCTCCTACGGGTGACCGCATTGACGCCACCCTTTACGGCCAGGAGTACAAGCGTTTGCTCGACTCTCAACCTCACTGCGGTTTTGCGTTCTGATGACTATTACCGCTGCCGAGATCGCCGAATACGCCCCTCACGGGAATGCAGTTCTGGGCTTTGACCTGAACATGCAGGCGTATTACACAGATCCGGCAACGGGAAATACCGTCGTCGAAACCAAGAACCAAGAGCGGGTTGAGTATCTAGCAGCGCTGACGTTGCAGAAGCCGCAATGGAAGGGTGAGCCCGGAGTAGACAACACTGTCTATCTCGCAACCGGGCGTTTGCTTACCCCAGCGAAGTTCGACGAGCGCATCACAAACGGATCGCAGGCCGACGCAACCATCAATGGTTACCGAGGCCGGTTCGAACTGATCTGGGATTTAACGATGGACAGAGGTCATTACGTTGATCTCCGTCAGTCAGTTGAAGGCACCTTTCGCGTGATCGGAGGCAAGGGGTAATGGCACGCAAACCAAAGCCCTTAGCCGATCAAGCCAATGTGGCTGTAGCTGTTGCAATGCGTCAGCTGGGTTTATGGCTTGATCAACGCTTCACTGAGGAAATATCCGCAGTGAAGTGGCAGTACCCAACACCTCCCGAGGTGCGGGACATCGTGGACACTGGCCGCCTTCGGGCAACCCAGACCAGGCAAGAAACACCCGAGGGCGTGATCTTTACCTGGCCTGTGGACTATGCCCAACAAGTACACGATGGCGGGGTCAGCACCCGTACTCGCCGTCCATTCCCTGGACGTCCCTGGACAAAAGCTCCATTGGAGCAAGCCGAGGAGAAGTTTGGGGAATTTCTGCGTAATGCCACTGGAGCGCAGAAATGACGGTCTCAACCACCTGCCCACCTATTACCTGGCTTCGGACCACGCTTGAGGAGCACATTCTGGGAATACGTAACCCAGATGAGACCCTCAAGCCCGAAAGTCATTGGCCGGGCAGGTATGAACTCCCCGATGGCAGCCACATTCCGGCTGTCTACGTCATCGGTGAACGGATGGTCCCCTCTGAGTGGAACATCAACGGCATCGAACTGACAATCGAGGACGTCCCCGAGATCGACAATCCAGGCTCGATGACCGGTGTCGTTTCTTACGAGAGATGGCAAGTGCGGTTTACGAACTACGGCTGGGAAGAGAGCACCACCATGGTGCTCACCCTGCGAGACATTGCGAGACGTCTTGCGAGGGCATTCCCCCGAGACCAAGTCACCTACCAGTCACGAACTGAGGCGACTTTTGAACGCCTGTCGGTCCGAATTCTCGGCCCGTACATCAACCCCCCGATCCCCTAAGGAGCTGAACTCATGGCTGATTATGCCATTGGGCTTTCATTCCATAAGGCTCACAGGACGATTGTCCGGGCCATCGGACTGAACGCCCCTTGCCGTTACTTCGCAACCCGCGATGCTGCCGGCTTCATCACCCTTCCCGCCCTCGATGCAGGCGATGCCTATGTCGAGATCCAGGGTGTCGCGCAGACCAACTTCCAGATCAACGACAACAACCAGGAGTTCCGTCTTCTGGGAGATGACGGCTGGAACGACTCAGTGATCACCGGAGCAGGCGTGCAGGCAAGCTGCACCACCTTCTTCCTGAAGGACTCCGAGATTCCTGGCGGTGCGCAGTGCCCGCAATTCCGAGGCAACTACGACGAAGGCTTCGCTCTTATCGAGCGTTCTCGTTACGACAAGGACTTCGAGATCTACATCGAATTCCTGAAGGAGATGGGCCAGTCCAACGGTGACTCTGGCGACTGGGTCTATGACTTCACCGGATTCAACGCGGTGATTCAGAACTACGCGGAGAACATGAACGCGGAGGGCCTCACCGAGGTGACCTTCGACCTTGTCTCCCGAGGTCGTCCCGTCTTCGGCCGTCTGAACAACGGTGGAAGCCAAATCGCCTTCGGTCAGGTTCAATCCACCCTGCTGTTCCTGGAAGCTGGCACCCGCCAGGTGGCATTCAACCCAGCCGACAACGCGGATTCCGTTGCTGTGGGCGACAACATGACCGCCACCTACACCAGCGATGGCACGACTGCTCTGACCGAGCTGTCACTTGGCGATGCCGAGGGCGATGGTTTTGCTCTGTATGTGGCATCAAGCGGGGAGCGTGTTTCCTGCACGGTGTCCATCACGGCAAACGTGGTGACGGTGAACCCGGACTCCAACCTTGCTGCGGCGACGATCTACGAACTGCGAGTCAACGACGGAGCTGTCCGTCAGACAGTGGATGCAAACGGGAACGCATCTGCAACGGGCGTAGCTCGACCGATCCAAGGTGAAACTATCACCTTCAAGACTGCCTGATTACGATTCAGGTAGCGAGGCCCAGCCCCCGCTTGCGGGGGCTTTTTTATGCAAAGTCACTACGACCTTTTGAAGAACCCGATCAATTTGGTGTGGGCAGTGAACTGTGTTGTGGAAGAAGACTCCTTGCGAGTAGGAGCCCTCTACCTGGAGCCCAACATCCCCACACCAATTATACGCTTGAGTTATCAAACTGATCATATCGAGGTAGTTCTCCCAGATGAGTACCTACGCAGCAGTGATTCCATGCGCGCATGGAACGTGGAGCTCCCCATTCATAACCCCTCCGTATAATTTGAGAAAAAGCGGTCTACCTGATGTCGAAATACGCTTCACTTCTCTTTGCTCCGGAGCAGTATCACGAGATCGCGCCGTTCCGCTTCCCCGTTTATCACGACCTCGTGCCGGGTGAAGCGAAGGGTATCGAGGAAATGACGCGGGAACAATCCCGTAGCACTTTCAAATCGATCAAGATCGCGCAACGTATTGGCAAAGCTCGTGGCATCAGTACAAAGGAAGCCGTCGACCTGCTGAGCAGCATCAGCGAGGGCGAGAACGAGGAAGCAATCTTCGAATTTGCAGAAGAACTTGAAGAGCTGAACCGCGATCAGGTGGGCAGCGTCCAAACCAAGGTGGCTTTCGTGACTCTCTTCATGCAGTACCGGGCCGAAGCTCAGATCAACGGCAAGAAGAAGTGGGAGAAGCTCTCGGATTGGACTGTGGATGACACCGAATCGATGCCCACCGCACTGCTGAACCAAATTTTCGAATTAGTCCTCTGGGAGCGTGACGGTTGGCCTGAAGAGGGAAAAGACGAGGCCGAAGCAGTCGCGAGCTAACTCCTGAAGAGCAGCTAGACAGCCTCGGCGTATACATGCGGAGTCCCCTAACTGATTGGGACTCCTTCTACTTCCGCATCAGGACATCGTCGATCGGGGAAGACTTCCCCCGAGAGCGTTTTCTGCGGACTCCCATTTCGACGCTGAAGTGGGTGTTGGACAAGATTGTGGATAAAGAGCAGGCAGAAGCAAACCTCTCTTCTCTGAGTACAGCCCGCATGGCTGACCTATTGCTGAAAGTGGCGCACGGCTTCTCGGGATCCAAGAGACCGGCAAAGGGCGTTGCAAAAGATTGGCTGCCCTATCCGGACTACCGCCCAAGCAAGCGCGAAGCCGATCAAGCAGACGAGCCCACCAAGTTCATCCTGTCGGAATTGGTGCATCGTTTTGAGATTCCGGTCTATATCTTCGTGGCGCTAAACGGGCGCGTAGATGACGCCCGATAAAATACGAATACCGGGTACAAACCAGCGCCGTGGGTCAGTATCAAATCTTTGTCGGCGCAGACACCAAGAGCGCAACAAGCAGCCTTAAAAGGCTAGACAAAGTCGTCAATACAGTCACAAAGGCTAGGGAACTAAAGATAGCGTTCCCTAATACAAAGGAATTCCAAAAGAATGTACGTAATGCCACGAGATACGCATCAGACGGTTTCAAGCAATTAATAAATAACGCTGACGGATTAAAGAACGCATTCAACAACGTCAAATCTGCTTCTAATCCGAGAACATTCCTTGCCGGAAGCTTCGCGGGAGCAAATGTCGGTGCTCAGTCCTTGCTGGACAAGGTTGCCAAACTTTCAATCGCTCTTTACGGCCTCAACAGTGCAGCGAGCATTCTGAAGGGCACATTTGGCAGCCTATTTGCCCAAACCATCGGCCAGGCCAACGCCTTTGAAGAGCAGCTGCTGAAAACCAAGACGACCCTGGCATCCACCTCGGACGTCTTCATTGACGGCAAGAAAATCACCGACCCGCTCAAGGCCATCGAGGGTCTGACCGGCGTTATCGACGAGCGGATTGAGAGCATCCGTCTCCGCACCATCGACATTGCGGGCGTCACCTCTGGCGAGGTCGTCGAAGTCTTCAGCATCGTGGCCAGCCAAGCGGGCCAGATCGGAGCCAGTCTTGAGGACGCTGAGAACCTGGCGATCAGTTTCGCCGCTGCACTCGGCACCTTCGGTCTCCCCCTTCGACAGGCCCGACAGGAGATCACCTCAATCCTGCAAGGCAACGTCAACGTCGACAGCTACCTAGCCCAGGCGCTGCAGATCACAAACGAGGACATCTCAAAAGCGAAATCGCAAATCGGCGGTATCGCCAAATTCTTGGAAGATCGACTGCAGACCGCAGTTGCTGGCCAGGCCATTGCAGCCAAAACGCTTGGTGGCGTCCTCTCCAACGTCCGCGACATCTGGGAAGAATTCACGAGAGCGATTGGCACCCCGCTGCTTGACCCATTAGTGAAGGCCGTAAGCGTCTTCTACAACGTCCTCGGTGAATCGCTTGCAGTCATCAAGCAAATCGGTGCCGAGCTCGGTGGAGTTGTGGCAACGCTTGGCAGCGGCCTTGCCTCTGGAGCCGGCTTTGGTGGATTCGATCAAAGCCAAATGGAGGGAATGCAGCAGGCCATTGGTCAGCTGTTAGCGAGCACCGAGGCCGCCTTCCAATCCCTCAATGCCAATATCGCGTCCCTGTTCGACCGGATCGAAGGTCAACTCAATACGATCTTCGGCAATATTGCGGCGCAGGTTGCCCTAATTAGCGACGCGTTTGGAGAATTGGGCAAGGCCGTTCTGGTGTTGACCGGTGCTCAGATTGAGTCATTCGTAGGTGCAATTGCTCAGTTAATCCCAATTTTGACCAGTGCTATCGCTGGCGTATCGGGTCTAATCAAGATCTGGGCGGAGTTCTTGAAGCTCCCGATAGTGCAAACTTTCGTGCGTTTCCAGACAACGCTGAAGGTGCTGGAAGCCACTGGCGTGAAAGCGGCGGTGATGATGACCGCGAAAATCGTCATCTTCCGAGCTGCGGTTCTCAAGACGCTTCAAAGCGTCTGGAATGTAATCCGCAGTGCTTTGAAGGGCATTGGGGTCGTAGTCAAAGCCTTCGGTGGATTGTCAGTAGCCATCAGTCGCGTGATGCGTCAGTTGGCGGTAATGGGCGTGAAGCTCAAGCTGATCAGCCGAAGGGCAGCGCTTGACATCAAGAAGATGTCGGTAGAGATGAACGGCCTCGGCGTCGCCGCGAAGAAGACAGGCATGGGCATGGGTGTCCTGTCTAAGGGCATATGGGGCGTTGCCGGTGCATTCAAGGGTCTGCTGAGAAGCACGCTGATTTTGGCTGCAATCGAACTCGCCCTAGTTGCGATTGTGGAAGCAGTCAGCCTGTGGCAACGCAAGCAGGCCGAGGCCGCCAAACAGCGAGAGCTTCAGACTGCAATCAAGACGCTGGACCGCACCGCAGAGGCTGCCGCCAGAGGCGGCCTTACCTCGCTCGACGAAAAACTCCGCGAGATTGCCCAACGCAAGATCACAGATCAGATCGAGCAACTGGCAGAGGAGATCGCGAAGCTGGACGAGAAGCTTGCAGAGCTAGACGAACGTCGCAATGCCAAGGACGTATTCCTGGATTACAGCCTTGAAAGCGATACAGACAGAACGCAAGCGGAACGGAAGAAGAAAGTCCAGGAGCTGAAAGAACTCGAAGGCAAGCTGGGCAAGAAGAATGCGGAAGAAGAGGTTGAGGTACGAGCGAAGGAGGGTAAGCGGCTTGAGAAAGAACTGGCCGAATTCCGCAAAAGCCTTGCGGATGACGAGTTCCGCTACCGCCAGCGCTTAGCAAGGGCCGAGATCGATCGATTCCGGGCTCAATCCGAGCTTGAGCTTCGGCGGATGGAGAAGATCCTTGCGAAGCGATTGGAGAACGAGGAGGGAGCCAGCCGTCAATTCCTGTCAAATCTGAATGAGTACCTCTCGACGAAGAAGCGTGGAGAGGATGCCATTGCTGCCCGCCAGCAGGAGCTTAACGTCACCCTGGCCAATCTCCAGAAGGAGGTAGCGGACTACAAGTACAACACCGAGAAGAAGATTGCTGAGCTTCAGAAGAAGATGGGCAAATTCCAGAAGGAAGTTGCTGATTATCAACTCAAACAGGCCCAGCGATCTGAGCAAGCCCGGTCTAGTAGCGGCGGCGGAGGCAGCCGCACCTTCGAGGGCGACGACATGGTCAGCCAGCTGGCCAACGCAATTATCGGGAAGGAATCCGGCGGTAATTCCAGGGCGTCAAATACTTCGGGCTCGGGAGCGACGGGTCTGGGTCAGGTGATGCCGGAGAACATTGGCCCATGGACAAAGAAATATCTGGGCAAGGAGCTGAATCAAGAGCAGTTCCGGAATGACGTGGACGCTCAGATGACAGTGATCCTTGGTCGATTCAAGGACATGCTGAACGATTCCCTCTCGCAGGGCTACAGCGACGAAGAGGCCATGCGTCGTGCTGCATCGGAGTGGTACTCCGGCCGGCCCGGCATGCATATGGACACCCGTCCGCAGTCTTACAAC